GGATTAACTCCAGATATTATTGCAACATCATGTGTAAGTAGCATAAAACTTAAAGATATAGACTTTAGGGTCCCATGCGGTAAATGTTTACCATGTCAAAAAAAAAGACGATCAGAATGGAGTTTAAGATTAGAACATGAATTTTTATATTCAGATTCAGCATTCTTCATAACATTAACATATGACGATTATAATATCCCAAAAACAAAAGAAAACTATAAAACACTAAAAAAAACAGATTTACAATCATATATAAAAAGATTAAGAAACGACCACGTAAAATATGTCACTAAAGAATTAAACATATCAAAAAAACAGGTTAAAAACGTATCTAAACCAATAAGATACTATGCAGTAGGCGAATATGGAACAAAAACACGTAGACCACATTATCATTTAATATTATTCAATTACGATATAACAAATTTGGCACCATTAACAAATCAATGGAAAAACACAAAAACAGGTTACAAATTAGGCTTCGCAGATATAGGTACAGTTACTTCAGCATCAATCAATTATGTAACCAAATATATGTTCAAACAATTCAATAGGAAAACAGATAAAAGACAACCACCATTTTCATTAATGTCAAAAAAGCCAATTATAGGTCACGCATATTTAGAGCATCATGGTACACATCACATTCAAAACGAATCAATAGAAATTAGAGATAATAACGGTAATCAGCGAAGATTACCAAAAGCATATTTAAAAAGATTATTTACAGACAAGCAAGACAGACAAAACATATCATTAAAATCATATAATAAATTTATGACAAAAAAAAATGCAAGATTATCAAAATACATTAAAACATTACAAAGGCAGTACATTAAAATATTCAAATTCAATCAAATCAGATTTAGAACGTATAACAACAAATATTAACAACACAGAAACATTATGAATTCAATTAAAACAAAAAAGCCAAATAAAAACAAATTTGACTTATCACACGAGGTAAAAATGACAGGCAACATGGGCGATTTAATGCCATGTTATATGCAAGACGTAATACCAGGTGATTCATTAAAAGTAAATACACAACAATTAATTAGATTTAGCCCATTATTAGCACCAGTGATGCATAATATTGATTTTAAAGTCGATTACTTTTTTGTACCCTACCGTTTAGTATGGGACGAATGGAAAGATTTCATCACAGGTGGAGAGGACGGAAACGATTTACCTTCATTCCCACGAGTAAAAGCATCACCAACAATAGTATATAACAAATTTTCAAAAGGAAAACTAGCAGATTACTTAGGTATACCAACACATGGTTGGAATAATAACGAAGCTAACGCATGGTCAAGCGTACATTCAGGAGGCTATCAACAAGAAATTTCAGTATTACCATTTAGAGCTTATCAACTTATATATCACGAATACTTTAGAGACCAAAATGTAGGTACAGAGTACAATCAATATAAAGATTCAGGCCTTATAGATAGTGGACAATGGAATGACACACTTGATTTAAGAAAAACAAATTGGGAAAAAGATTATTTTACATCAGCATTACCCTTTTTACAAAGAGGTGGAGAAGTCAATTTAGGCGGTACAGTAACAGTTACAGGTTTAGCAGATGGCGATACTACATCAGGCGATTTAATTACAGTTGGTGGTTCATTAGCAGTATCAGGAGGCCCTTATGGCACTACAGGCGGTGACGAATTAGAAGGTACAATGGATTTAACAATTAACGAATTAAGAAAAGCATCAGCATTACAACAATGGCTTGAACTTATGGCACGAGCAGGGTCACGTTATAGAGAACAAATTCACGCAATATTCGGGGAAAGAATTCCAGATTATACAGTACAAGTACCACAATATTTAGGAGGTGGCAAAACACCAATCATGATCTCAGAAGTATTAACTACCTATACAAAAGAGGGTGTAGATTCAACCGATAGACCTTTAGGCGATATGGGTGGACACGCATTAGGATTAGGAGATAACTTAGGATTTAGACAATCATTTAACGAACATGGTATAGTATTAGGTCTAGCACGAATAGTTCCACGCACATCATATGTACAAGGCCTATCAAAATTCTGGCAAAAATTCGATAAATTCGATCATTACTTCCCACAATTCGCAAACTTAGGCGAACAACCTATTTATAATAAAGAATTATATATACAAGGTACAACAGAAACAACTGGTACAGATGAGGAAATATTTGGTTATCAACAACGATATGCAGAATATAAATACTCACAAAACAGAGTATCAGGTGAGTTTAGAGATACTCTTGCACATTGGGAACTATCAAGAAGATTTACATCAGCACCATTATTAAATCAATCATTTGTAGAATGTGATCCAGATCATAGAATATTTGCAATAGGAGACGAAAACGAACATAAGCTTTGGATCTCATTATTTCATAAAGTAGATGCATTAAGGCCAATCCCTTATTTTTCAATACCACAATTAACATAATAACATAAATATGAAAATAGTAAAAGACACAAATAATAATATTATTTCAGGAACAGAAGTAGCATATCAAAAAGATACGCCAACAGAACAAGAACAAAAAACATTTCAGGAAAAATGGAAAGCACATAAAGAAGAGTATATCACAAAACACTCAGTCGAAGAGATGGTATACGAAAACGGATCAGCATTAGCATTATTATATAAAGAAATTACACGATTAAATGATTTATTAACTAACACATTAAAACAAAATGGCAACAAAGAAGAAAACGGACCCAATTAAAAGATATTCAAAATCTCGTTGGGCAAATCAACCAATTAAAGCACATGAAAGCACAGGCGAAATATTAACAAAGCCTAATCAATCAATGTCAATTCGAGAAATATTATTCAGAAATACTCAAGGCATGACATATGACAATTTCAAAACACCTTATTATGAAGATCAGGCAACATTTAGCTCACAATCTTTAAATAAGATTCAAGAAATGGAACCAACGGAAAAACTTCAATATTTAAATGAAGTAAACACACAAGTAACAGAACTTCAAGAAAAGATAAAAAATCACGAAGCACAAAAATTAGCAGAAGCACAAAAAATTATAGATTCTGCAAACAATTCTGAAACAACAGAAGAATAAAAACAAAAAGCTCCGCATAGCGGGGCTTTTTTTATATGGACATACTACGACTTGATATAGTATGTCCTAGTGACTAAAGTCACAGGAAAAATTAAGCGAAGCGCCCCAAAACTTACCAAAACTAATCACTTGTTTGGTAAAAAAAATCAAAAAAAATAAAAATGGAGTAGGGGAGTATTAAAAAAAATCAAAAAAAATAAAAATGGAGTAGGGGAC